AACATACCTCATCACCCTATTGTAGTTCCTAAAATAGATCTACTTGTAGGTGAAGAAATAAAAAGAAGGTTTGACTGGAACGTAATTGTAACTAATGCAGATGCAATTACTAAAAAAGAAGAATCTAAAAAAGAAGCTCTTATTCAAAAACTTGTAGAATTTGTACAAGCTAATTATAAAGAAGATGAGCTTGAAAAGAAAATGCAGGAAGTTGAAGATTACATGAAGTATTCATGGCAGGACATTCGTGAAAAAATGGCCAACCAAATCCTTCGGCATTACTGGAATGAGCAAGACTTTGAATCCAAATTTAATAATGGATTTAAAGATGCCCTTATTATGGCAGAAGAAATATATCAAGTTGATATAGTTCACTCTGAGCCTGTGCTTGACAAGCTGAACCCTTTAAAGGTTCACGCTGTTAGATCTGGTAATTCCGACAGGATAGAAGACTCATCTGTTATTATATTAGAAGATCACTGGTCTCCTGGTAAAATTGTAGATTACTATCATGATGAATTAAAGCCAGCAGACATTGATTATATTTTAGATTACACTACTACTAAAACTAGTGGTAGTTATTCTGATGATGATAGTAATCATACATTACTACGTGACAACGTACAAGGTATACGTTCTGACGCATTTGATACTCTGTTTAATATAGCAGAGATTAATGGTCATTATTTTAGTTCTGATTTTACAGATGAAAATGGTAACATTAGAGTACTAAGAGTATATTGGAGAAGTTTAAAGAAAATTAAGAAAGTAAAGTATTACGACGAGTTCGGTGATACACAATATAAAATCCACTCTGAAGAATACATTGAAGATAAAGAGATGGGTGAAGAATCCACAGATATGTGGGTTAATGAATGGTGGGAAGGAACTAAAATAGGTAAAGACATATATGTAAATATGCGTCCACGTCCTGTACAGTTTAATAGGTTAAACAACCCATCACAATGTCATCCTGGTATTATAGGACAAATATATAATACTAACCAAGGTAAAGCAGTATCATTATTAGATAGATGTAAAAACTATCAGTATATGTATGATACTATCTGGGACAGGTTAAACAAAGCTATTGCTACTAACTATGGTAAGATCTTTGAACTTGACTTAGCTAAAGTACCTGAAGGATGGGAAATAGATAAATGGTTACATTTTGCAGTAGTTAATAAGCTTGCCATTGTAGATTCCTTTAAAGAAGGTAATCAAGGTGCAGCTACAGGTAAACTAGCAGGGTCCTTTAACACTCAGGGTGGAAGGTCTATTGACATGGAAACTGGTAACTACATACAGCAACACGTACAACTTCTTGAGTTTATCAAGATGGAAATGGGTGAGATTGCTGGTGTATCTGCACAAAGACAAGGTCAAATATCTAGTAATGAAACTGTAGGTGGTGTAGAAAGATCTGTTAATCAGTCTTCTCACATTACTGAATTCTGGTTCCATACTCATGAAAAAGTTAAGCTTAGAGTAATGGAAGCATTTCTTGAAACTGCTAAGATAGCACTTAAAGGAAACAATCTTAAAGCACAAAACATATTGGATGACCAAACTATCCAAATGTTAAATGTAGAAGGAGATGAGTTTGCTGAAGCTGATTATGGCTTAGTAGCAACTGCATCTTCTAAAGCAGCAGAACTAGAGCAAGCTTTAAAGCAATATGCTCAAGCGTTTATGCAAAATGGTGGAAGCTTTGCAACTATCATGGATATATACTTTAGTCCATCTTTACAAGATATGAGACGTAAGCTTGAAATTGCTGAGAACAAAATCAGTGAGAATAATAACAAACAAGCTGAAATGCAGAACAAGATTCAACAAGAAATGATGGCTAAAGAAGATGCTAGAGAAAGAGATAAGATGTCTCTTGAAGATGCACTTAATGCCAGAGATAATGAAACTCAACGTTACATAGCTGAACTAAAAGAACAAGCTAATGCAGATGATGGTATTGTTGATCCAATAGCAGTAGAAAAATTACAACTTGATCGTGAAAAAGTAAAGCAAGATTACGAAACTAAAATGAGGGATCTTGATCAAAAAATGAAACAGCATCAAGACAAAGTTCAATTAGAAGAAAAGAAGATTGCAGTCTCAAAACAAAAAAAGACTGAATCCAAATAGCTATTAGTTAATGATACAATTTTTAATAATAATAACTAAAATTGTTGACTTTGCTAATAAAATATATTATATTTGCAGTTAATCGGGAGAAAAACAAAAATTATGGAAGAAGAAAACTTAATGAGTATTTTTAACTCAGAGGGATTAGAGCTAAGTATAGACTCTTTGCCCGAAATAGAAGACGAAGATTTAGATCTAGAAGAAGGAGCAGAAGGCTCCGAAGATTCTGAAGACTCTGAAGATGCATTAGAAGGGAAACCTAAAGTAAAAGATGCACCAGAAGGAGTTGGAGAATTTCTAGACGACGAAGATAAAACCAACGCTGAGGACGGTAGTTCAGAGAAAGTAGGCGAAGGAGAAGGTGAAGAAGAGGGGGAATCTGAAGATGTTTCTCCCACCGTATATTCTTCCTTTGCATCAGTTCTCAGTGAACAGGGATTGCTCCCCTCTCTTGACCTTCAAGGAGATAAGAAAATAGAAAGTGCAGAAGATCTTGCAGAAGCATTTAAAAACGAGATCAATAACCAAGTAAAGGAATACCTTATCACTAAGGTAGGAGCAAATGGTTATGAAGCATTAGAAAAAGGCGTAAGCCTTGCAGAGTACCAACAGTACGAGAATAACATACAGACTCTGGATAATATTACAGAGGATACACTGTCAAGTGATCTCGAACTAAGTAAAAAAATTATTTATCAAGATTACATTAGCCAAGGGCTCACAGATAAAAGAGCCGCTGCTATCTTAAAAAAATCCATTGATCTTGGGGATGAACAAATTCTAGAAGATGCTAAAGCATCATTAGAAAGTTTAAAAGAGGTAGAATCAAAAAGGCTACAACAAACAGCGTTACAACGTGAGAAAGACACAGAGCTTCAAAAAGCTCAACAGGAAAAAATAGATAATGATTTAAAAAATTCTATCTATAACTCAAAAGAGTTTATTCCTGGAATGAAACTCACAAAAGCAATGCAAGATAGAGTATACAATAGTATTACTAAGGTAGTAGGCAAGAACACAACTGGAGTAGCTGAAAACCAATTAATGAGAGATAGGAGAGAAGATCCTATTACATTTGATAGTAAACTGTATTACCTCTATGAATTAACTAAGGGATTTAAAGATTTCTCTAAAGTTATAAGCAAAAGTGAAAGTACTGCGACAAGCAGACTAGAACAAGAATTAAGAAGAACTAAATTTCAGGACAATGGTAAACCAGCGTTCCTATCTGACCCAGAAAGTTACGGTGGAATTGGTACTGAATTAGTAATATAAGATAAAAATAATAATCAATAATTTAATTAATTAACTATGAGTTTAGGAAAGTTTGTAATGACCAAGGGGAAATCCTGGTCAGGTTTGACATTAAAGAACCACATCGGAGCTATCTTTGGATCTCAGCCTCAACTTGTCTCTCCTCTTACAACTGTACTTCTTCAGAACTCAGGAATGAAAAACTTGGACACAACTTTATCGTTGTTCCCTGAAAAAGTTCTTGAATCATCTGATGATTTTGTATGGAAAGTAGTAGGATCAGACGAGCGTAATATACCTCTAGTAGAGGCTCGTTACAACGGAGCTGTCGTTGCAGATGTAGACACTGGTATTGGTGCTGCCCGCTCTACCATTGAATTGGTATTCGGAGAAAAGTATTTTAGCCAAGTGCATGTAATTGCTGGACCACGTCCTGATGTTTATCAATTTAGGTTGATATCTGATGCAGTGGAAGAAGGTGGTAACTATGTATACACCGCTGAGGTTTTTGGAGGACAAGAATCTTTGAATGGTGTTCCTGGTGATGAACTAATCGCTGGAAACAGATTTAGTATTGAGTCTGCTTACGTGGAGGATGAATTGTCCACCCGTGGTGCTGACATCCAGTTTACTAGCCCTTACTTAATGAGAAACAGTGTTTCTACATTGAGAATGGAGCATAAAGTATCTGGAGCAATGATAGACTGTAAAATTCAGCCTGTTTATTTCGCTGGTATCGAAACTAGAGACCCTAATAGTGGAAAAGTACACAAGAGTGTTACTTGGATGCAAGAGGTCTACTGGCAATTTGAAAAAGCATTATCTCGTATAAAAGCGAGAACCCTTATGTTTGGTAAAACAAACAGAGACCAAAACGGTAGGTTCCTTAACAAAGGAAACTCCAACATCGAAATTAAAGCTGGTTCTGGGATCAGAGAGCAAATGGAAGTTAGTAACACTACTACTTACAATAAGTTCTCTATCCGTATGCTAGAAGACTTGTTATCTGAATTGGTAGAAGGTAAGCTTGATTTCACTGAAAGGAAGTTTATGCTTCGTACAGGTGAAAGAGGAGCTGCACAATTCCACAGAGCAGTAACAAGAGAAGCTTCTGGATGGCAAGCTGTAGGATTTGACAACACTGGTAGCTCTGCTATCAAGCAAACAACTTCTCCGCTTCACTCCAATGCTTTTGTAGCTGGATTCCAGTTTACTGAGTGGAAAGCTCCTAACAACATTCACGTAATGTTGGAAGTAGATCCTATGTATGATGACAAAGTAAGAAACAAAATATTACACCCAGATGGTGGAGTAGCTGAGTCTTACAGATATGATGTTCTTTACATCGGTTCTATGGAAGAGCCTAATATCCAGAAAATTAAAGTAAGAGGTGACGATGAGTTACGTGGTTACTTAGCTGGTATTAGAGATCCTTTCTCAGGACGACGAGGTGGAGTTATGCAACACATGGAGGATTCCGCCACTATGACTGCTATGTGCGGTACTGGTGCAATGGTAAAAGACCCTTCAAGGACTGCTACACTAAAACCCGCCCTATTAGATTAATAGGCACTATTATATATAAAGGCTTTTAGGGGTGTGCCAGACAACACCCCTTATTTTTACATAACATTTTAATTGGGAGATATGAAAACAAAGGAAATTACACGGGGAGCTTTTTCGCTTCCTAAAGAAACAGTGACTGT